GTGCCGGATATAATGTTATATCTTCGGGGGTTAATTCAGGCGTTGCAAAATAGCGGCTTTTGTCGGTTTGTCCGTTGCAATCATCAGCAAAATAGAAATAAATCATAATAGCAAAAATTTGGTTAATAGCACCCCGCGCGGGTATCAGTCCGCACAGGGCAAAAGGGTTAAAGAAATTTGAAGCCGCTTTCAAGGTCTAACCAGGCATTCGCCAAGTCTGCCGTATGGGTTTCATAGTCCACAACGGTCGCGCCGTGTTGCTTTTCTAACTTGGTTATAAATCTTTTGACGCCGCTTTCAAGTGCGCTGCCGGAGCAACGGCCGCCGATTGTGTGGTGGTTGCCCGTTGTAAGTGTAAAAAATTCATGTCCGCGCTCTTGGCGTAGTTCGCTGCGCTTGGCGTGTGCGATATAGCCATAATACGAATTATGAAACAGATAAACAGAGCCAACAAAAATAACATTAACGGCCGTGCCTGCAATAGTTGTTTTGTAAAATTCCATAATAGCAAAAATTTAAAGGTTAATATATTGGGGTATCCGTGCGGGGATCAACCCGCGCCGGAACTGTGCCCGCGCTTTATACCGTTGCAAGTGGTCGCCACTATCAAAGCGCGAAAGGTAACCCGCTAACCAGGCGGGCAAGTGTTGCTATTATTTGCGCGGTTGCCGTTGGTCGGTGCTTCGCTTTGTGTTGTCTACCTTTCGGGCTTATATGCACAAATCAGCTAAAACCAGGGCAAGCCGTTTTTATCTAAATTCCCCATTATTGGCGCGATTGGCTCAAAATCCAACCTTTTGGGGTTTAGAGATTTCAAAGAGCGGGCGGGCGTTGGTCGTAACCTCAACCCGATACAAAGGTAGTTATTTTTTCTTACAATACAAATAAAATAGTAAAAAAATGTAGGTAATTATCTACGATTTATCAAATTTCAAAGTTTTAACTATATTTGTGGGGTTGTATGGTCATTTTTGAAAGTTAAAAAAGCGTTGCCAATATGCAAGATTTGACATTATCGGAAAAGGTTGCTATTTGTGGCCTGGTTTGTGGCGTGGTGGATAATTGGGCGGATTGTTACCTGATTGGGGCGGGCAAATATGGGGATTTATCAGTAAATAGAAACAATCTTCGGCCCACCGTTTCACGGTGGAAAAATAGCGCAAAAGTCGTTAAAGAATACGAAAAACAAAGCGCGGAACTTGCTACCAGGGCAAAAAGTTTGTCAATTAGTGACAATTTGCAAGAGGGGGAAAAATTGACAAGTTGTGACAATAAAGAACACACAAAAAACGGCAAGAGGGCGCAAATTGATTACACCAGGCCGGAGAATCAACGCACATTATTAAATGATCTGATAAATACGGCAGACGACCAAAAAGACAAGCTCGATGCACTAAAAACCATTATACAAGCGCAAAAAGATGATAAACAAGCTGCAAAGGATAACCAAATACAAAGGTTTTATAGTCCGTTGCGGTGCTCTGGTTGTCCATTATACCAAAAAGCGGCTAAAAGTCTTACAATATAGATAATATTGTAAGAATTAGCAAGAATTGCTGAAAGTTGCCGGAGGACATGGGACGAAATGCGGCTATTTGGGACGAGCCGCGACCAGGGGGAGGGGGTAAGCCGGGCGCGGCAGCGGCGGCGGTGGAGTACCCCGAAACTTTATTTTTCATTTTTTTATTTTTTTGTAACAACCTTGTTACATAATCACTCCAAAACCACCCAAAAATAGGGTGTTTCTACGGCTTTACTCACACTTTGCCGAACCCAAGTCGTAGTAAAATCTGCATTCTACATATCTACAATAACGATTATTACTACTTTACGAGTTTACTTCATATCTTTTAATCGTGTGAGAGAAACATAGAAATAATAAAAATATAGGAAAAAGTATGCTCGGAAAGTCGTAATCTCGTAGTAATCTGCACCCCACGCACTTCTACGGCACATTTTACTACTACTTGCATTTCCAAAGTGGTAGTAAAGTATGAGTAGTGGATACAATAAACCCCCGAAGTGGTGTTTTCGGGGGCGTTCCGCTTTAGAAGGTGAGGTCAATTCCGAAATACCTTTCCAGATACTCCTTTGGGTCTATGCGGCATTCATCAAATAGTTGCCCCCCCCGCAGATGTGTGTGAATTGCTCATAGCTCTCGCAGAATAGGTCATTGAACGCCATTCCATAGGCATCCCCGAACTTGCGCCTTGCCGCGCTCTGCGGATGGGTGTCAAGGTATTTTTTTCCCCTCGCTATCCAGCTCCGCAGCATCTTAGGGTACTTGAGGAAGTCTGCCCTTCCGTTGTCGCTTTTCATAGGACACCCTATGCACCCAAGCCGCCTTTCGGGGTGGAACACTCCGTTTTCATCATAGTATAGCGGATGACACTTTATTCCCCTTTGGGATATGAACTCGGCAACATCTTCGTTGCTCCACTCAAGGATTGGCAGATACACCCTTACCTTTTCCTTGTGGGGATACACCCGGCAGATTTCCGGCTCCTTGTATCGTGCCGCCCTTGCGGTGCTTTCTCCCCTTCGGATGCCCTGTATGGCTCTTGGGAGTACCGCATACTCCTTTAGTTCCTCGCAGCAGAATCTCGCCCTTCGTGTCGGCCATCCCTTGCTCTCTATTATCTGGAGCATAGTCCTCTTGGGGCGCAGCACTTCCACTCCGTTCTCCTTGCAATGGGCGGTTGTTCCCGGCGGGTCTATGGAGGTCTGCTTATAGATGGCTCGGTATGGTATTCCCGCCATCTTCGTGAGTTCAAGGATCACATCACTATCCTTGCCGCCCGAATAACTCACTTCCACCGGCCCCTCATCGGTGGGGATGCTCTGCAATAGATGGAGAGCAAGGTCTATCTTTCGGTTCAAGTCCATAATCATACAAAAATCCCCAGCATACCGAGAAGCGGAGTGGTACACCAGGGATTTACGGGTATTGCTACCCTTATATGTCTATGTGTGTTCGCTTCTCATCCGCAAACATACTCCTTTCTTTTGATTTTTCGTTAAGCATCTTTTGACTTTTGTTCACAATTCTTCACTTTTTTGCATAACTTTGTGCTTATGAGAAGAATACACAACACCCAGCGGCTCCCGTGGAAGTATGTTCCCCTCGGTGATGCCGTTGAAATCTGCGGGGTGCGTTATCGGTGCGTGGAACGCCCTCCCGCCCAAACCCTTGAAGTTCCCCTTGCGTGTTCGGGGTGCGTTTTCGCCACTCCCGCCCTTGCCAACCGAAACCATTGCGCGGGTCTTAAATGCTCCCGATGGGATAGGTCGGACGGGCGCAATGTCTGGTTTGAGGCGGCCGATGAGTGATACTCCCCATAGCGAACTCCGTAGCCTCGTTTCGGGTGCGCCCCTTGATGCCGTAGTGAAGGTCAAGGGTGCGAATGACCGCGTGGACGCCCTTACCCTTTATTGCCGTGAGATTCTACGGAAAAGCACCCTCTGCTACATAGGAGGTCTTATGCACTACTACGGGGGGAGGTGTTTTCTGCCCACTTCTCCCCGTGATGTGCTTTCGGCTCTCACCAACACCCTTGTGGATGCGGGGGTTTCCCCTCTGGATGCAAGGCGTATGGGTGATATGCCCCTTGCGGTGATTGCGGAAAGGAGTTTTGCCCCCAAGAACCTCATCTGCTTTTCCAACGGGGTGCTTGACTTGGAGGGTGGCGCATTCCACGAAGGGTTCTCCCCCGACCTTATAGTCACCGAGAACCTTCCCTACCCTTACTCCCCCGATGCGGTTTGCCCCCTTTGGGAGAAGTTCTTGGGCGAGGTTCTGCCGGATGCCGCCACCAGGCGTGTCCTCCAGGAGTTCGCGGGATGCTGCTACCTTGACCGCCACCGCTATTCCATAGAGAAGTTCGCCATATTCCTCGGTGAAGGTGCTAACGGCAAGTCGGTCATCCGTGAAGTCCTTTCCGATGTGATGGGTCGTGGCAATGTCTGCGGGTACGATGCCGAACAGCTCACCCGTACCGAACTCCTGCCCTACCTCATAGGAAAGAGAATCAATTTCGCAAGTGATATGAAGGTGTCTGCCGCATTTGATTCCGCACTCAAAGCCCTTGCAAGCGGACAGGATGTTGTGGGGCGCAAGATATACGCAGACCCCGTGACCGTTAATTGCCCGCCCATAATCTTCTCTATGAACGCCCTTCCCCCTTTCCGCGACACCTCGCCCGCATTCTTTCGTAGGGTACTCCTTTTTGAGTTCGGGGTTGTGATCCCGGAAGGGCGGCGCGACACTTCCCTCGCATCTCGCATATCCCATAGCGAATCCTCTGGGGTGTTCCGTTGGATAATGGAAGGCGCATCCCGCCTTATGGCTCAAGGGGGTGCGTTCTCTCCCTGCCCCGCTATGGAAAGTGCGCTTAACCGCCTACAATCCCGCACATCCCTTTCGGGGGCGAAATACCCCGTCCGTGCGTGGATGGAAAGAAACGGCTACTCGCCTACCCCCTTATATGAAGGGCAGATGCCCGTAGTTGTGCCCCAGGGCGAGATAATGCGGGGCATCGGGGGCATCTCCCCCACATCCATATCCCGCGAACTCTCCGGCTACGGGGTTGCATCCCACCGTAACAAGGAAATCTTCTACCGACTATACGAAAAAACCAATGAATAGAATATGAAAACGAAGAACGGAAAAATCATCCTCGGCGCGAAGGACACCCGTCTTGGGAACTTTGTCCTGACCGACCAGCCCGAACACTACAAGATTGCGGACATAAGCGCAAGATTCTCGACCCAAGTCCACAAGACCACCCTCACGGGGCGCATAATCACCCTCGCCCTCGGTGGGAAGATGAGTGGGAACTACCTTAACAACCTCTGCGTGACCCTTTACGAAACCGCCCTCACCGCACACGATACGGAGAGTATGCAAGGGGTCATAGCCGCCTGCCGTGGCGCGATTGACCGCCATCCCGAACTCTACGGAGCAAGCAAGGATGGCGATGAAAAGGCACTTTCGGAAGTCAAGGCGGTGCAGGAAGTAATCGAATCCGCAACCGATGAAAAAGGAAAGGATTGAGATAAACCATACGGAAGTCCGGCAATACGCCAAGACCGTGCAGAAGGGCGGTGTCCTCAAGCACCGCTTCTGGGCGCAGCGCATCGCAAACCATATCATCCGCAATCTCCAGAACGACCTACGCGCCAAAGGACTTTCTATGGTGCAAGTGACCGAGATGCCCGACTGCGCGGAGTTCCGCGTGGTGATGAGCATAGAGTGTATGGTGATAGAGAAATCCCGCAAGGCGGGGCAACCCCGAAGGCTCTTTACCGATGATGAGGTACGCGCCATCCGCGAGAACCGATGGTGGGGGCCGAAAGAGGTGAAGGGTCAGTTCGGGAAGGTCGTGCCCGTGGCGGTGCTGACCGGCATCCGCAGAAGAACCTTTTATCCAGATGTAGAATAGGCTATGACTGATATTTACGAATTTGACCCCGTAATATATCCCACAAGATTATGGGTTTGCAAAAAGCCTGAAACCGCAGATGTGGCAGAACTATTCCACCCCTTTGACAACAATGGGGAGATGGTGGATAGTTTCGGTGAGGCTCTTGAGTATGATGCAAGAAGGTACGCAACCACCGTTATCGTTGGTAACAAGAAAAGCCATTGGAAGGGTTGTCTTGTGTCTATCCTTATCCCAAAAGACTGCGGTGCGGGAGTGTGCGCCCACGAAGCATTGCATTATGTATCCTATTTGAGTGAACAATTTGATATTCCTCTCGGTGGCTTTGACAAAAGCGAACCCCTCGCCTACCTTGAGCAATGGGCGACAAACTGCGTCTGGTGTACCCTTGCGGGGCATCCAGAGAGGATGAACGGGGTAAAAGTAGAATAGACTGTGAACCCGATAGATGATTTGAAGGCGGTGTATGCCCGCGAAAAGGAGAAAATCGGAAAGGACAACCCGATTTTTGTGCCGGAGGCGGTCTATGATGTGGCCGTAGATATAGCGAAACAAAATGAAATGGATGTAACAATCAAAGCGGTGTGGAGAAGTGATAAACGAAAAGAATAGTTATGAAGATTGAAGTAAAGGCGCAGAATAGTTGCCACAAAGATGCGGTAAGGGATGTTCGCATCTTCTACTTGGACATTATCCCCTGCATTACATTCCGGCGTATAAAGTGGAAGCTCGGTTATGAATACAACCTCTATCTGTCGTGGCTGGCGTGGTGCGTTGAGATAACCATATATAAACCGATAATATTGGCAAAATAATAGGACTATGATTGGAGATAGAGTATGGGTGTTCCTGCCCGAAATCCAGAAAATCGCAAGGGCTACGATAATGGGAGAGTTGCGTGGCTTTGACTGCGTTGTGACAAGACTTGACAATGGAGAAGAAAGGATTTTCCACAAGAATTGGTCTTGTTTCAAGACAAGGAAGGCTCTTTGCGAACACTATAAGAAGATATTTGAAGACGATGAACTACATTGAACGCACCTACATTAAGATTGAAAAGTTGATGGAGAAAAAGGGGTATCTGCCAAGCAACTATTTTTTCTACAATAATTACGATGGTGAGTTTGTCTTGAAAATCCACTCCATCACAAAAGTGCTTGATGAAAGATTCTGCGCCAAACACCTTCGCACCGCACTCCGCAAGGCATACAAATTCGTAAAGGAACTATGAGTTGCATCTGGGGTCTGCTCAAAGGTCAAAGGCATTGCGAACTCTGCGCGGTGATGCACTGCAACGACAGAGAACCCAAGACCATTGTCCGCACATCATATAGCACCGCACCAAAGGAACAACAAGATGAGGATACTGATTAACACCGAAACCCTGCTTGCCCTCGGCTTCTATTGGTCAAGGGATATATGGGTGCTGAAAGCCCAAACCCGCATCGGGTGGAAGCCGGATGGCACTCTCATCGTAGGCTACCACGAATGGCCGAAGAAAGTGACCGACCTTGCCGACCTTATTGCCATACTGCATACCCTATAAAAAACTCCCCCTACCAACGGCAGAGGGAGCCAACCAAAAAATTTTGCTATTACGAAATACTGACAAAGCAAGGCATTATCGGCAAGACGCAACAACGATGCAAATATAGCAAAACTTTTTCATAAAAACGGAAAAGGGGGCGCAATCTCTGCGGCCCCTTCTCTTTGGTATGGAAAAGAAAAGAAAGTATCGTCACTCCGTAGGCGGGAAATGGTATTCTGCGTAACAAAGGCATTGGGGGTGCAAAAAAACAAACGGCTCGTCTATCGGTATGGGATAGCCTACAAGCGAATCGCATTCGGGGCAATCGTAGTTGCTCCCCCTTCTGCGGATGTAGAATGCCGCACCCCGATTGGCGTACATCCTCTGCTCGGAAAGCATAAAGGCTTTCGTGATGATATAGACCGCAAGCACCTTCATAGCATTGGGGATGTTTCGCTGATAACCCCGCCCGAACCTGTATTCGTTGGGGTCTATCATCTTCGCCCTTATAGCATCCCTCCACATAGGCGAGGCCTGGGGTTCATCAAGGTTGGATGCAATCTTTGCGAGGGCATCCGCCTGGCTCCAGCCGTTAGCGAAGGCAATCGTAAGCCACCCTTCAAGGAGCTTCTTGAGGTTGGATGAGTGCATATCAAACGCCCAGAGCATTCCTTCGTTCTCATTCTCCACTTCCTCAACTATGTCCTCATAGTCCTCATACTCCCCGTCAAGAAGGGCGAGGGCATCCCGCACCCTCTGCCTTGCTATCTCCGCACCTTTGTCGGAAAGACCGCGAAGGATGGCGTTTACCCTCTCGTCAAGGTCGGGGAAGTCCTCAAAGCGGAACTCCCCCTCTACGAACTCCTTATATAGATACGCGAGTGCGAGTATGCGTGTGACCGCATCCAAGACCGCATCCCGCATAAGGGGTGCGATGCCCGTAAGGGTTGCTATGAAGTCCTCACGATCCATTACTCTGCGTTAGTGCGTGACCTTGCTATGACATTCGGGTCTGCGGTTGGCTGAACCCCAAGAAGGGCATCGTGTTCCTCTTGCAGAATGCGCTCGTTCTCGCTTGCCACTCCAAGACCCATATCGGTAGCCCTCTCGGTGGCGGTTCTGCGGGAAATTGCGCCTATACCCTTGAGCTGGACGAGGGCGTTAATGTCATCGTTCTCGCTCATAAAGACAAACGGCTCTATCTCAAGTTCCACACGGAAATCCGCATACTGCGCGGACTTCCCGACCTCTATGCTCCATCCGTAGGTAAAAAGCCGGGAAAGGCGTTGGAGTGCGGGATAGAAGTGGTCGGCATCATCCTGACCCTTGAGGTAGGAATCCGCGAACATCGTGCGAACCGCAAGGCCGGAGAGGTCTGCGCCACTCTTGATTTCGGGGGTTTCCACTACGAAACTACCCTTATACGCCATCTCCTTGAGCCATTTGAGCTGCGTATCCACACTACCCGAAGAATCTGCGGGTTCAAGGAAGGATGCCTTCGCATTGGGGTCGGAAGATTCAATGAGCGAGGGCGTTCCGTCAAAGTCGGTGGTGACTTTCATATCCGTTCCGAAGGCAAGGAGTATGCGGAGCGCATAGGCTCGGTTGTTCTCCGAAAGGTCGGAAAGGGTGGATTCTATCTTGTCTATGCAGTCCTGGCTCTGCGCCCAGAACGGCTCCCCGTAGCGGTCATACACTATCGGCACTTCCTTGAATCCGTGGGGTGTCGGCTCTGCATCCACCACCCACGGGGATGCGCCAACGGCCTTCTTCGCCTTTGCGGTAAGACCCTTGAACCCCTTGAGGTCATAGCGGTAGCGCATATAGTTCTGCGAATCCCACACATCGAGGTACTGCACCATCTCCGTTCCGTCATCACTCCGCACGGAATACTTGCGCCCGAATAGTGCGAGTTCTCCCGAAACGGGGTCATAGTGGGGATAGAGAATGTCACCCTTCTCATAGGAGAGTGCCCGCCAGCCAAACTTGCCGTTGGAGATGTAGAGCGCGATAGCGGAATCACCCACCTTTCCGTCTGCGGAGATGAGGTTGGAAACGGACACCTCCATACCCTTCTGCGCCCAACCCTCTACCCAGGCCGCAAACTTCGCCTGCTGCTCTGCGCTTGCGTTGGCCGCAAGGATTCTCTTGCGAGTGCCCTTGCCCGTGAGAGCCACCGTGCGCTTGAGGTGGAAGATGGACTGCAAGGGGATGGATGTACGGGAGAGGATTTTGGCGTGAACCGCACCCTCGGCATCCTTGTTGAACGGATTGGGGCGGTACTTGATGGAGTTAATCTTGTGTGCGGATACATTGTACTCGCGCAGGAACTCCGCTTGGGAGAGAATCTGGTACTTTACCACACCCTCGTTGTAGGGTGCGACACCGCTTGCGGCAGCGAGTTTTTCCATCCCGACAACCAAGTCCTCGGAAGGGAGCAACCGCTTGAACGGCTCTTTGACGAGTATGTCGGAAGGGGTGTAGTTGGAAAGGTCTGGTGTTTTCATCGTATGCTGTATGTCTTGTGTTTACTAAATTCGGAAACCTCGCACGAAGGCGTTGAACCCCGTGTGCTGCATCCCTTTGGGTTTTTCTTCGGAGATGAGCGAAACGAGGTAAAGGAGTGTTTCAAAGAAGTCGGGGGAACTGCCGCCCAGGATATTCTTCATCTCAACCTTGCCGATAATCTCTTTGGGGTTTTCCTCGGTTTTCCACTTCGCCACCATCCGTTCTATGAGCAGGTACTCACGAAGGGAGATGAAATCCCCGTGCCGCCTGAACTTCCTTTGCAGGAGGCTTGTTTCAATGGATAGTTTGCGCCTTTGGATAAGGTCTATGAGCATCCCCATACACTCACTCTTGAGGTTGCGGTACTCCACCTTGTCGCGGGCTGCGGCTCGGTTGTCAAAGGGTCTTGCCCCTTGCAGTTGCTCGGAAGAACGCACGGCATTACCGATGCCGTTGGTGTCAAAGGTGAAGTCCTCTATGGCAACTTCGTTCTTCCGCAGGAAGTCAAGGATGCGGGCGATAAGTGCCTCGGTGGAAAGCCCCGCCACGGCATCAATATCGACAATGTGGTATCCGTCTGCGGCTATAAGCACGGTGGCATCACCGCGAAGTGCTATATCCCCTGCGGCCACCCGCCTTCCCCTCTGCTGGGGTTCGTTGGCGAAAAATTCTTCCATGTCGGAAATGGAAAGCAGCGACCCGCCTTCCTCGACATCGCGCCAGATGCCCCGAATATCGTTGACGGTGGACTTGCTACCTCCCGCAGATATGCGGTTCATATACTTGGGGTCGGAGGCGTGGAGTATCTTGTTGGATGCATAATCTCCCTCAATGAAGGTGACGGAAGTTATGTAGTTTCGGTATTCGTGGTCGGGATCATCACAAAGGGATGCAATCTTTCGCCTTGCCGCGGGATTCTCATAGACTTCTTCGGGGGAGTTGCCCCAGGCTATCTCCATAACATCTTCCCCATAACGGCAGAAGTAGCGGATTTTGCCACTCCTTTCGGGGATGATGGTGTCGGTTTCGGGGTCTATGTACCAATCAAGGAAGTGGCGCAGCTTGTTGGACTTGCCTACGGGGTTGCAAGTGCAGATGAATCGTGCGGGCATACCCGTAGTGCTTCGGTTGGAGGGGATGAGGTCGAAGATAACATTCATACTCTCCCTTGTGAACTCGGCAAGTTCCTCGATGACTATGTAGGGCATCTCCGCGCCACGGAATCGGTCTTTGACTTGCCGGAGGTCGGCAAGGTGCTCCATCTTCATCGTGGCCCCCGTGCCGCCGTAGAACTTGATTTCAAACGAGGTGTCGGCAAAGGATGCGAACCCTCGGAAGATTTGTTTAGCAGACTTGTATATACCGCGTTTAACATCTGCCTCCAACCTACGGAAACCATACATGTTCACATCAGGATTAAAGGAGTAGTCAAGCGCACCCATAAGGGCTACTGCGGTCTTGCCAGCTCCGCGAACCCCGCCCTCAATAATGATGTCTGCCTCGCAAGTGAGGACTTCCTCTTGAAACCCCGCCTGGGGGATAAGATTGTAACTCCGCTTGCCTTTCTCCTTGAGTTTGAGGTTTTCAGCGCGTAGTTTCTCTATGTACTCATAGGAGTACACTTCCATCCCGTATTCAAGGAAAACGGGGTCGAGGTATTTCTTTTCTTCCTCCGGCGTCATAACTCGGAACAAATAAAATGAAATTTTGTGAACAAAAATGAACGGACTTTCACAATAATTCATTTTTTCGTAAGTATATTTGCCTTGTGGAGAACGAAAACACCGATATGCAAAAGCGATTCTGCCGTTATTGCGGCAGCCGTTTGATGGTGGATGTTCTTTCTCTGCGAGGTAGTATGGCTCTTGCCGTGAAATGCACCAAGTGCAAGCGGCAGAACATCATTACCGAAACTGAAAACGAATAGCGAACCTCTGCGTTCCATAGCGGCTATCAGCGTTCCATCGCGAACCACCGGCCCGGAGTTGCAACCCCCTTTGGGAGTTGTCGCTTCGGGCTTTTTGTATAACCCAACAAGTTCATTGAAAATGAAAGCAACGATCATTGATGCGTTCAAGACGAAGCATAAGAGTTTTGGATTGAGCAACGAGGCTATTGATAGGATTGCCTCTGCATTGGAAAAGACTGTCACCAAAGAGGACGAAATCGCGGGGGCACTTGAATCTGCTACCACGATGAGCCTCATCGCAAGTGAGTTGCAGAAGATGCGCGACAAGGAGATTCAGACACGAAGCGACTTGCAGAAATCTTTTGACACTTACAAGGAAGCCCACCCCGACACAACCGACAAGGACAAGGACAAGACCCCCGAACCCGAATGGGCGAAGAAGCTGCGCGAGCAGAACGAGGCCATCCTTGCCGCCCAAGCCAAACGGGAGAAGGACGAGAAAGACGCAAGTACGCTTGCATCCGTCAAGTCCGCACTCGAAAAGGCCGGTTGCACCAATGCGGGAATCCTCAACCTCACTCTCAAGGGGTTTGCCCTGAAAGACAAGGAAACCGAGGAAGATGCGGTGAAGCGGGTGACGGAGGAATACAATGCGAACATCAAGGCCACTTTCGGCGAAGGTGTTGTCCCGCCCGCAGGCGGAGGACAGCAGACCCCCGATGCAAAGGCCGCAAGGGATGCTCACAATGCCTATCTCCGCAAACGGGGGCTTCTGCCACAAGAAGAAAACAAAACCAACTAACCCCTAACTACTTATGTCAAGTTCTTTCAACGCATTTGGTTCGAGGGCCTCTGAAATCGGCGGCTCCCGTCCTGTATGGCTCGGAGCTCCCACTCCCGTGCCCGTTGGCGGTACTCTCGCAAGCGCGTTTGCCAAGAAAGGCATCCTCATTCCTGCGGGTACGCCTGTGAACCTTGCCAGCAAGGTCATCACTCCTTACCTTACCTATGCGGTGACAGCCGTCACAGGTTCAGTCACCGGCATAACCATCGACCCTAAAGCCTATGGCTATGTTCCCCAGGTAGGCGACTATCTGTTCCTTGTGAACAAGACCGACTTCTCAAACAACGGGACTCCCGTTGCCATCACCGCCGTTGCTGCAAACGCAGCCGACGCATCCCTTCTCGATGTCACCATCGCGCTCACGGGTGCAACCGTAGGCTCTGTTGTGGCTCTTGCTTTCGCATCCACCGCAGCCCCCGTTCCTAACGGCTACCTCTGGAACGACATCTTCCTCGGCGACCTGACCGACAATCTTGCCGCTACCGGCGCAGTCATCGAGCATGCTCCCGACGGAATCCTCATCGACCTCACCCCTGCCGCAGACATCAAGGCCGCCATGAAGGCCGCAGTTCCCGGCGTGTATCAGTTCACCAACGCCTAAACCATAAGGAGAAAAGACCATGAACGCATACGATATTACTTTCTATGACCTTCTCTCCCGCGCATTGGGCGAGAACACCAGCAGCGCACTCCAGAGCTTCCTTGACGAATCTCTCGCGCTCAAATACAACTCCCTCCAGCTTGACGGATTCGAGTTCGATCCGTTTATGCAGGATGACTTCACCTTCGAGCAGATCGTAGCCGAACTCGGCATCAACGCCGCAGCGCAGTATTACGACCTCGATTCCCCTGCTATCCCCGATAGCGTCAAGGGTGCGAAGGCGTACACCGGCAAGATTCCTCGCATGAAGAAAGTTGAATACTTCAACGAGGACAAGCTCCGCAAGATGCTCATCGTGGAAAACCGCAAGGATGTTTCCGCAGACCGCGTGGCAGAGATTGCCTATGAGCAGCTGTTCATCACCGTTGACCGCCTTGTCGGAGGTCACACCAACGCCCTGACATTCCAGAGGAATCAGTCCGTTTCTACGGGTAAGTTCGTCATCAACACCACCAACAACCCCAACGGTATCGCAGGCGTGAGCATCGACTACCATGTTCCTCCCACCAACAAGACCACCCTCCAGGGTACTGCCCGTTGGTGGACTGATTCCGGCCGCACCCAGGAAGGTGGCAATGCCGACCCTGTTGCCGACCTTGTGAAAGAGGTTGAGAAGGCACGCATCGCCGGTGTTCGCGGACACTTCGAGGTGGAACTCGACTACTTCAAGGAAGTGCTGAACCACAGCAAGGTTGTTGCGAAGATTGGCGTAGCCGCCCTTCCCGCAGCAGATGCAACCTCCCAGGCCGCCTATGCCGCCATCATGGGATACGACGCGAAGAAGCGCGCCCTTGAAACCATCATCGGCGCACCTATCCGCACCATCGACAGCATCACCGCGCTCCAGAAGGTCGATGCCGCATCCAAGAGCATCGTCACCACGAACACTCGCTCATTCAACCAGAATGTGTTTGTGTTCGTACCTGACGGAAACATCGGTGTCGTAAAGACCGTTCGCCCCATCGCAATCGAGGGTGGCGTTTACGGGCAGTTCTACGATGGCCGCCTGCTCCTGACCGTCGGCGCAGACTTCGTGAAGAAGTGCCAGAGTTACAACACGGAAATGACCTCGCTTGTCATCCCTACCGCAGTCAACTACTTCTGGTATCTGTTCCCCAACGCCTAAAAAGCGAATGTGCGTGAAACCCTAATCCGAGTGTGAAGATGGCTATAAGAACCATAAAGGAATGGCTGAAAGCGAAGGTTGCCGAATTTGATTTGAGCGACCTTACAATAGAATCCATACTGATTGACAACGGAGTGGCGTGTGACACCCTCCTTCTTGACGCAAGCGAGAAGCAGAAAGACCTCACACTCGCGGATGTTTATATGGCTCTCGCCACTTCACCCTCGAAGTCGGGTAGTATCTACGATGCGGACGGCGGCTGGCAGAAAGGCCGTGCTACCAAGAATGTGGTTGACCGCGAATGGTTTCGTTCCGAGGCCAACCGCCTGTACGCAAAGTGGAACTCTCCCAAAGCGACAACCTTTGGCTCTATCGTGATGAAAAAACTCTACTGATATGTCCTATAATCCCCGTTGGCCTCACACCCTCAAAGCATTCGCCCCTTCGGTTAACGAGTGGGGTATGCCCGTGACGGACGAGAATGGCGATCCCGTTCTCGTTGAGAGCACATTCGAGAGGGTGGTGATGGATGACGATGACAACCCCGTCTTTATAGACGGAGTGATGCAGACCGAAACGGTGTCGGAACTCCCGTGGGGATACCGCACCTCTACGGGCGGCATCAAGGACAGCGGCGAGGTTTTCAAAGCGGACTTCAAGTTATCGTGCCCCATGATTCTGACCGCGATTGCGGAAGGAACGAAACTCGCGCTGACGGACTACACCCACACTTTCGAGGGGATAGTCAAGAAGGCGACGACCTACAACTGGGGAACGAATATCTGGATAGACTGCCCCGGAAACAATGTCGTACCTTCAGCAGAATAGCTCCACGATAGACAAGGCATTCGCCCGTCTGCGGAAATCCGAGGAAGCCATCATCCGTGAAGGGATGATACGGCTCGCAGAGGCAGGGTTGCAATACCTCATAGAATCCCACGATTCCTTTGGGGATATGCACCACACCAACGAAACGGACACTCTCGCATACGCAGTAGCGCACGATGGCGCGATTGTCAGGGGCGAATACCTTAATGCCTGGGGCGATGATATGCCGGGCAATGCCCTTCAAACGGCAACACGGCTGCTCTCCGCCACGAAAGGTTGGGTAGCGATAATCCTCTCGGATATGGAAGGATGGTATCGCGTGGATTGGGAGATGCACTTCCTCCACTACTCGGAGGCGCAGATAAAGCAGAATTTCCATTCGTTCTTCAAGAAGATAAGGTAATGACAAACAATTTCGACCAGAGCGCAATAGAGGCATCCATCGTGGAGGTGGTACGGAACGCGGGTGTTTCGGCAAATGTGTTCACGAACCGTCCACGCAGTAGCACCAAGCCCCTCGGCGATTTCGTGGTGTGCCACATCACGGGAGGGATAGTCAACCGATGCGCCATCGGCGAATGCGTTGTTTCCTTCTCGCTCTTTGCACAGGACATAGAGAATATCAAGAACGGCAAGAAACTCTCGGTTCTGCAAAGCCGCCTTCTCGACGGCCTTCCCTATGAGATAGGCAAGGTGGTGTTCAAGCCATACTCCGCAAGGATCATCGGCGACACCCCCGACGGCGCAGGGTATCATGCACGGGTAATCAACATTCAAGCATTCATCAAAATCACAGAATAACTATGGCAGCAACTCTTACTCAAGCAATGCTCAACGACCTCAACACCGGCAATGCCGTGTTGAAGCTCCTGCCCTACACCGCAGGCACCGGCGTCAACCTCGCCGCGAGCGGTGGAGTGGACTTCTCCGAGGCTGACGAAATCTTCACCCTTGAAGATTCCTTCCAGATTACGAAGGATGCGCCTTCTTTCAATGCCATCCGCATTGACCAGAAGCACCGCAAAATCGAATCGAGTGTCACCCAGGGCGACAACTACACGATGGTCGGCAACATCCCTTCCATCGCCACCGCACTTCTTGACTTCGCGTTTGAGAAGGTGGAGGGCGCAGTCACCGTCAAGGATGGCTCCGACACCTACACCGCCACCGCCGCCCACAAGTACGGCAGCAAGGAGGCGGAGTACACCGTTTTCGCAAGGTCGCAGAGTGGCAACACCTCAATCGTGTTCGCCCGCGTGAAGTTCATCTTCTCCGAACCCCAGCACGAAAACAACACCACTCCGACCTATGTGTCGTTCAATGCGGCAATGCTCCCCAACGAGAACGCATCCGGCGACTTCGTGGCACTTCCCACCCACACCACCGCATAAGCGAGGGTCGTAGGACAATCACAAGGGGGATGGGAGTTTTCCCCATCCCCTTTTTAATTCCCAAAGAGTATGAAACAACCCAATTTAGCGCAAAGAAAGGAATACATTGACATCGTTACGGATGCCGTTACCGAGGTGCGAATACCCCGCACAAGGAAGGTGGTACGCCTTCGTTGGATAAAGCCCTACACAATGGAGCGCATTACGCAACTCTGGATAGATCGCGACCTTGCCGCCGCAAAGATAGACAAGGGCGAGGATGTGCTGAAAGACCTCTGCAAAGAGCCGTATTTCGCTTTCAAGGAGGCGGCCTTGCTTGCGCTTAACGGGGATTTGAAAATTCGGTTCTTCTATCCGCTTCTATGGCGGTGGTGGGCGTGGAGGTATGATGAAACGCAGATGGAGCCGATCATCGCAGAAGGTAAAAAAAAAATTCCGCTCATGGCACATTACAGGACTATGGTATTCTCGCAGGCTACAAGGACGGACTGGATGAAAATGACAAAAAAGGAAGCCGAGCAATACCGAGCCGAACTACTTTCGGTGGCGAAGCAGCCTTTGTAAAGGACTTCCCCGCCTATGGTGCCCCCAAATGGCGGTTTTTCAGATGGGAGAGGAATTTTGGGTATCGGTGCGTGCTTACTTGCGCCCAGATAGAACTGATGCAGTCAGACCTTCCGCATACCCTAATGAATATGGATAATACGGGCAAGGGTGCGCCCGGAACTGCACCCAGAGTTCGTGCGGATGACCCCGCATTTGAGTTGCAGCAGAAGGCGGTGGAGAAAGCCCTTGCAAGGCGCCGGGCGAAAGCGGAAGGGCGCGAACCATATACGGTTGATGAACTTTTTAGAACGCAATAGCATATATGGCTGATATAGACAACCTCAATTTCTCGGTTCTTCTTGACGATGCCAAGTTCAAGAAAACCATCGAAGATGACAAACGGCTTGCTCGCGAGTTCAACGCGGACTTGTCGCAGATACTTGACTTCAAGGGGGGGCTCGGCAAGGGAATAAAGATTATTGAGGACGGCCAGCCCGCGAAGGTCGGACAGGTCGCAGACGGCGTAAAAGCCATAAAGAAAGAAACGGAGGACTTGAAGGGCAAGACCGTCCGCGTGACGGGCGAGTACGAAAAGCAGTCGGGAATCCTCCGCGAACTCGGATCAATGGTGGGCGCATACTTCTCCGTGCGCGGCGTAGAGCGGTTCCTTTCCTCCCTTGTCCGCGTGACGGGCGAGTTCGAGGTGCAGAAGATGGCACTTACCTCAATGCTCGGCAGCGCGGAAGTCGCGGATGAAATTTTCACCACCTTGCGCCAGAGCGCACTTGAATCACCCTACACCTTCCAAGACCTCGCCAAGTACGCAAAGCAACTCACCGCCTTTAACATAGATGCAGACAAACTTGTTGAAACGGAGAAGATGCTTGCTGATGTGTCCGCAGGTCTTGGCGTGGATATGGGGCGCATCATTCTCGCCTACGGCCAGGTCAAGGCGGCGGGCGTACTGAAAGGCACCGAACTTCGTCAGTTCACGGAAGCCGGTGTGCCGTTGCTCCAATCCCTTGCAGACCAGATTGAGCGCACGGAGGGCAAGGCCATCGCATTGAGCGAGGTGTTCTCCCGAATCAGCAAAAAGGAAATCCCCTTTGAGATGGTGGAGCAAGCCTTCCGCGATATGACTTCCGAGGGCGGTAAGTTCTACAATATGCAGGAGGTGCTTGTGCAGACCTTGCAGGGGAAGATAGGGAAACTCCGCGATGTGTGGCAGCAAGCCCTCTACGATATAGGCAACTCCAACTCTACGGTGCTGAAAGGTGCGGTGGATATTGTGACCGCCCTCGCATCGCATATAGACTTCATCGTTAAACTCCTTGCCCCGCTTGTGGCGGGCATCGGTGCTTATGCCGCCGTAGCCGCAGTCGCGTGGAGTTTGAGCAAGGTGCAGGCGGTCGGGCAGTTCGTAAACTATCTGCTTCAACTTGTCAAAGGCCTCAACGCTGCCATCGCCGCTACCGCCGCCTTTGGTGCGGCATCGGGAGTGTTCGCCACTACCGCAGGGGCTATCGGCGCGGTTGTAGCCGTGCTTGCCGCCCTCGGTGTGGGTATCTACGAGGTTGCGAAAGCCTTTGACCGCGAGAGCGAGGCGATGCGGATAGTCAACAAGACCACCACCGCATACAACACCGCCTTACAGACTGAGCTATCCAACGCAAGGGCGTTGCTCAACACTATGGGTAAGCTCAAGCAAGGCACGGAGGAATACGACAGGGCGAAAGATGCGTTGCTCAATAAATACGGCGAATACCTCTCCGACCTTGACAAAGAGAAGATTGCGGTGGGAAACCTTGCGGGTGTCTATGACAACCTCCATACCTCCATCGTTAACGCCACTAAAGCGCGTTTCAAAGAGCAAGGAATGGCCGACCTCGGCAAGAGTTTCGCGGACAGTACCCGGCGCATTTTCAAGCGGGTGCGGGACATCGCCCAGGGGCGCATCGGCAGACGCGCCGGTGGGGATAGCAACGACCTCGAAGCTGAACTGATTGCCTATGTGACTGGGCAATCCGACCTCGCCGGGCTTTCCGAATCGGGGCAGAGTGCCGTGCGTATGGCAGACATCAATGATTCCCCTATGGGGCGCGGTCTTACCCACTTGCGGAATGCCTACGCAAAGGCGGAGGGCATCGTCCGCGAAGGTGAGCAGCGGCTCAATAAGGTGTTCGGCGAATCCGTCATGCAGACGCTTATCACCCCGAATAGCGATGACAAGAGCAAGTGGGATGCGAATTGGCAGAACACCCAAAACGATAATGCGGCAAGAGCGATAGAGAATCGCATATCCCTTCTCCGCACTTTCAAGGCGGCGTATGACGACCTTGCAAAAGCGGGCAAGCGTGGCGACAAGGCGCAGGAACTGCTGCTCGACATCTTCGGAGAGGACTTTGCCGACCTCATAAAGACCGAGGATTTCGACAAGGCGATTACCGACTCTCTTGCGGAGTTGCAGAAACTCGATCCCGAAGCATACGAGAAACTCGCGCTTGCGCTCGGCAAGGAAGGGCTTGCCAACGCCTTGAAAGAACTCGCACAGGCTGGGAAGGAAGAAAAGGAGATAGCCAAAATCAACCTCTCGTCCTTCTGGGCGCAACTCGAACAAATCTCGTCCGAAGATAACCTCAAACGGATATGGGATTTCTACAACGCCGCGTCGAACCTCTATGGCCTGGTTACCGGAGGTCAGATTGGAACCCTTGTCAAAACCGCAGATGGTCGCCCGAAGGGGTACAACATCACGAAGGATGAAGCCCGCGCCGCAGGGGTTGACGACAACCTCATAGCGCAGATATTCGGGGATAAGGAAGAAATCTACGCCACTACGGAGGAAATCGAAAGACTCCGCAAGAAGGCGAATGCCCTCATGACAATCGGCGGCAAGGGTGACGGATTGAAGGCCATTCGGAATTTTATTGCGAGTGTAAGGGCGTATTCCGAAGCGAAGGCGGGCGGCAAGAATGGTCTTGATGAAATGCTCAAGAATGTCAAGGCCAATGCGGTTGATGCTGCGAATGCGATTGGGAGCATCGGCAAGAAACTCGATGAGATAACGGGCGTTCCGCTTGGGGAATGGATAGGTGACGCAGCATCCGCCGTTGCGAATATCGCGGGAGGAAACTATGTGCAAGGTGCGTTCCAAGTTCTTGACCTCATCCGCAGCATGGGCGGTTACTTCAAGGGACTCAAAGAGGAATACTTGGAGTTGCAGGCCACCATCGCCGCCGCGATGCGCCAATACCGCTACTCGCTTGAAGATAACGAGATGGGCGGGTTCGCCACCATCTTCGGGGATAACTCCTACGAATCGTTCCACCGCGCCGCGAGGTATGTGGATGAGTACGAAAAGCGGATGGAGAAATGGCAGAAGGACTTGCAGGGCGCATCCAAGAGTTACAACACCAACGGCTGGTGGATGTCGCTGATGGGCGTTGCCGGGGCTGCCACCTCGCTTGACTTTACTAAGGTTTCCGGCATATCTGCCGACACCCGCAGCGGCTGGCAGAAGTTCTGGGGTACAAACAAGAAGGGTATTGTATCCCTCAATAAGTATATGGGGGACGAATGGACGCAGGAGAAACTGAAAGCCTACTACGATTCCTATTCCAAATACCTCTCCACCAGCCACAAGGCTCTCATTGAAGGGATGATGGAGGATTGGGATAGGTACGAGGAATACTTGCAGCAAGAAACCGAGTTCTACAAGAGTATCGTGGGCGATGTCGCAAGCGAGATTGCCGATGCTTGGATAGATGCCTTTGAGAGTGCGGGCGATGCCGCTACGGACTTTGGAAAGGTTATGTCCAATGTGGCAGACACCATTGCGAAAGACCTTCTCACCTCTCTTGCCCTTTCGGGTCTTGAGGATGTTCTTGGCGAAGATTACAAGGAGTTCACATCCCTTATGCACGAAGGCAAGTCGAAGGAGGCGATGGAACTTCTCAATCAGGCGTTACAGTATGTGTCAACCGCAATGCCGGATGCGGCCAACGAAATTCTCGCTTGGCGGGATCAATACCACCAATACGAAGATGAGGATGGCGGTGCGGAATCATCGCTCTCCAACGGCATCAAGAGTATCACCGAAGATACCGCCAACCTACTTGCCGCCTACATAAACGGCATCCGTGCCGATGTAGCCGCAGGGAACTCCCAACGGGCAGAAATCCTCGCCCTTGTCCGCGAGTATGTGGGTGCGGGGTCTGCACCATCCTACACCGAATACCTCACGCAGATAGAGGCTCACACCGCCAACCTTGCGGCCAACACCAATGCAATCCTCTCCGAACTGCGGAGCATAATCACTCCCGAAAGCGGTCTGCCCGCAGTCCGCGTACAAACGGCATAGCACTATGGCAAAGTATTATATTTATAGCCCAAGCAGCGGGGATACCGAAATAGCAAGCGGCTACCCCACCTATCACGCGGCATACGGAAAGCCCGCATACCTTGAGTTCAATATCTACTCCCCGACACCAATCCCCTTTGAGGTGGGGAGTGATGTGGTCTATCGGGGGAGAAGTTATAAACTCTATTCAATCCCCGAACCGAAGAAACAGGCAAGGAGTGGCGAGGCGGGAGATGCGTTCTACTATCAGGGCGTTCAGTTCCACGATGCGACCCGTGAACTTGAGAACTTTATCTTCACAGACAAGGTGCTGAATGGCGGGGAGTATTTCTTCTCATCCCGTGAAAGCACATCCACCTATGAGGACTTGCAAGGCATCCTTGACCGCCTCACCGCTTGCGTTAATGACTTCCCCTCCCCGAATAGTTGGGTGTTCAAGAAGGTGGATGGGTTTGACAATGATCCCGACCTCGCTGCGGTGGCCAATGAGCCGAAAGAGTTTCCAATATCGGGGCAGAGCATCCTTGATGCCTGTAACCAGATTACCGGCATTTTCAAAGGCGTGGGATGGATATACAACTATGATGACGAGGGGGATGAACACCAGATAATCTTCGGTGCGCCCAACATTCGCACCGCAGGCAACACTACCGGCCCCTTCGTGTACGGCAAGGGCGGTGGGCTTATCTCGCTCAAGAAATATATCACCAACAAGGACAAACTCTGCACCAGGCTCTATGCCTACGGGGGTGAGCGCAATATGTCGCCGCGACACTATAACGCGCAAGAAATACTCTCTGCCGATGCGGTGGATATTCCCAATCTTATGATACCTATTTCCAGGTGGGGGTTGACCTATGATGAAGATTCGGGGCGCGATTTGCCCGATGCAAGAAAGGCTTATGTGGAAGATGCGGCTATCGTGGCCGCGCTCGGCATGATTCCCCGTAAGGTGTACTTCGACAATGACGAGAATGGGGATATTTTTCCCACGATAAAAGGATTGACCGTACAAGCCATTTGGGAATACGATGATGAAGGCGGTGAAGTGGACTACCTTCCCGACTATCAGCATTGGTCTGGTGACCAACGCATAGACGAGGTGCTTTCCGTGCAACCGAGCATAGCGGACAGCAGCATAACCACATTCGACAATGGTCTTGCCGGGGATAACGGGAAAAGCGCATTTTTCAAATCCACGAATAGCACGGGCGGAACGGCATCAAAGGTGCTGTCAAATCCCGTAGCCGATTCAACGGGAAGCATCTCGCTGAATGTTTCCAAGACATTCACCCTCCCGTCCACCATAACGGATGCCGAGATATATCCCGTGATAAGGAATGCGGTTCTTAATGTAACGCAAAGCGGTGGGCTTACCTTCACTTCCGGCTATGCGTTTATTATAATCCAATACAGGGAGAATGGATCTTTGAGGCTCGTTACGCGGGCAACTCGCGAAGACAATGTACTTGTGGTGAGTAATGATTCTCTTTCAATGAGCCTAACCAAAGAAGCCATCTCTTTCTTTGCCGATGGAGTTATAAATGCATCCACGATTGATGCGGGGGAGATTACGATGGCTCTTGCGGTTACACTAAACTATTCCGTAGTTACGGGGAGCAATCCCATAACCATAAATTTTGCCGTTGCGGGCGATTATGTGCTTACGATAAACGCGCCCTTGCTTACGGATTTCCGGCTGCATATCCCGCCATTCGGCTATGACTTAACCAATATCCTTTCCACCGACGGAAAGGTGCGGATTGCCATGACAAGCGGAAAATGTGCGGGAAGAGAGTTCGAGGTTACGGCGTGTTCCTTCGATGACTACAACGGAATAATCCTTTCCCTTAACCGTCAATACGATGAATCCCTTTCGCAGTATTTCCCCAATTCCATCTATCCCATACAGCAGGATGATACTTTCGTGATTCTCGGAATTGCAATGCCTGACTTGTATATTGAAAGTGCCGAAAGGCGGCTCCTTGCCGCAGCGCAGTCCTACTACGCGCTCAACTCGCAACCGCGATACCTCTACACCCCCGAAGTGGATTCCGCTTTCCTTGCGGACAATCGGGCAAGTATGCCGATGGCGGGGATGTTCATGGAGTTAAACGATGCCGAAATCACGGGCGGGAACACTGAATACATACTCATTGATTCCGTTACGATAGCCGAGGGGGAAAGCAGCATCCCCGTTGTAAGTGTGACCTTGCGGGAAAGGCTGAATGTGCCATCGGCTACCTAAAATGAATTATTGTGAACACTTTTGAGTGAATTATTCACTCAACTGCATATTTTTGTATATGCCCTACTTGCCAAACATACCCGACTACAAGCCGTTCTATCTCCAGATGGAAGGCGAAACCATCGCTTCCGACACCGCAGCGAAGTGGGGTATGATAGCCAAAGGCAACCCCTATCCCGTGTTCCCCGCCCCCAAACTCCGATACTCGGTGGATTGGAAGGACGAGGACGGGGTAGCGGAATATATCGGCACGGGACAGAAACTCCAACCCCTTGAGTTCTCCTTCGACTTCATCATCCTGTCCCGTGGCCTCCGTTCACTCACCGCAGCAAGGCAGGTTCGGCAGCAATTCGGGCGTTTCGTGGATAGGGTGCGAGGGGGTTACTTCTCCACCTATGATGCCTATACGGGAATCGGGTTAAACAAAGTCCGTTATGTGGGATTCACCCAAGCGGACTATTGGCAAGGGGGCGCAAGGTTCGGTTACATCTTCTCCGTTCAGTTCATCTGCGATGCACCTACGCAGAGGATGGGATTCAGTAGCGGTGCGATAGTTCCCTACTCCGCATCCACCTACCCTACGCCATTCGTTCCTTCCATAGCGGACTATAAGCCGTTCTATGTGCAAGGCACAAGCGGCGTTGCGAAAGACACCGCAACGGAATGGGGTGCGGTTGCCCGCCTTGAACAGCCGCCCGTGATGCCAAATGCCAAGCCCGCCTTCCGTGAGGGCACGCCCCAGGAGGACGGGAGCATCGGTTTCGCACCCGCCCACTTCCAACCGATAGACTTCTCCGTGGGGTTCTATATGAAAGCCTACGCCAATGGGGGTTTGTCCGCAGAGGATATTCTTCTCACGCAGATGCTCTCGCTACGCACCTTCCTTGCGGGTAATCCCCTAATGGTGTTGGATTCGTGGACTGACTTCGGAAAGCGGGGTGTGCAGTATATGGGAGGCTCCGTTGAGGACTTCGCTACGGGGGAAGATTGGGCGAGGGTTATCTTCTCGCTCTCTTTCCGTGCCAACGATCCAATCACCGCAGTCACCTACCAAGATGGCTCTCTCGTTCCCGAAACCATTGTCGGGCTTGATGATAGCGAGGGCGTTCACCTCTACTCCAACGAACCTTACCGCCTGCAAGCGGAAACAAACGAATAAACTAAAAACAAGAATACTATGGCAAATTACAATTTATCACTCCCTGCCGAAACGATTGATGAACTCTTGACTTGGTTGGATGACAAGCAGGATGTTATCATCAAGCAGACCGACCTTCTCTCTGGTACGGGGCAGAGTACCACCGCTACGATGACGCAGAAGGCTATTACCGATGCTATTAACGCAGGCTATCTATATAAGGGTGTGGCAACCCCTGCGACCAATCCCGGCACTCCCGATGCAAATGTGTTCTACCTCGCAAGCGAGGCGGGAACTTACACCAATTTCGGTGGCATTGTCATCAATGAGGGCGAGGTATGCGCTTTGGCTTGGAACGGCACTTG